AGTGTCTTTTCTTCCCGTACCTTGTCCCCTATATGATGTATCTCTACCTGGCTTTTCTTTTTCAGGTTTGTCCTTATCTCTATTTTTAAATTTATCCTTCAGATATGCACCAAGACCAGTCTTTGGTCTCTTTTTGAATGATCTATCAACTGCTTTTCCAAAGGTATCTGAATCACCACCAACCACATCACGACTGATAGTCGATGAGGTATCTGCAGCAGCATCTTCGGATAAGAACTCTTGAAACGTTTTCATCTTCTTACTCTAACGTAACGGGTATAACCAAAGGTCACATCTAATGTGAGAAGGGAATCATATTGAGCATATCCCAATTCCATACTATTTATAGCTTTTGGATATGCTTGAATCATTTCATATTCCAAATACTTTTGAGGTTCTGCTTGTTCTACCGCACCCAGTTGTCTATTATAACTTCTCTCAAATTTTGTTAGAAATAGACTACTTGATGCATAATCATTATAATAGTTCTGTCTATAGAAAGCCTGTGGTTTTCTGTATTCTTCCCGAGCAAGGGTTGAACCAAGACCACTCATATAATCAACCCAACCTTCAAAAAACTCAACGATTTCATATTGAGCATCAACGTAAAATGTCAATCCAATCTCATTCTCGTATGCTCTACGATATGGAATTTCTTGATTTACACCATGATAGTCTGCACTAACTGCGTGTGTAAGGAAATTTGTTGATGGAGTCTTAATGACACTACAAGATAATTCAAAAGTCTCACCCTTGGTGGCATAACTTATACCACGTTGTGCAATGAAGGACTGAACTGCAGGAGGTGGTGTAAACTTCACCATATATGTAGAAGGACGAGCTACATTAAGAAGTCTCGACTTTATTTCAGAAGTTTTATATACTCTCGGCGTTGGACCTGGCATCTAAATACTGATACTACTTCTATTACTATGTATAACTGATGCCAAGGGGTTCGAAGTATCATCAAGGAAGATTTCACCCCCAACATCCTGAAAAATATATGGGGGATGCGAGAAATATAGTCTACCGTAGTAGTTGGGAATTACACTTCTTGAAATGGTGTGATAGGAATGATGCTGTATTGAAATATGCATCGGAAGAATTCTCAATACCATATGTGTCACCTGTTGACAAAAGGGTTCATAGATATTATCCTGATGGGATTGTACAGATAAGACACCAGGACGGTAGAGTGTGTCGATACATCATTGAGATCAAACCTCAAAGACAATGTATCGAACCGAAGAAACCAGCCAGAGTCACAAAGTCGTATATCAATGAATGCACAACCTATGCGGTTAATCAAGCCAAATGGGAAGCTGCAAGTGAGTTCGCAAAAGATAATGGAGTTCAGTTTAAAGTTTTGACTGAACATGACCTTGGAATTCCTCAACCAAAAAAGCGTGGAAAACGCAAATAAATAATCATATCTGAAATCTTTATTAGATTGTCATGCCTTTACCAAAAATTGCTACACCAACATATGAGTTGGAATTACCCTCAACTAAACAAAGTATTAAGTTTAGACCTTTCTTAGTTAAAGAAGAAAAGTTACTCGTACTTGCACTTGAGAGTGAGGATACTAAAAATATCACCACTGCAATTAAGACAGTTATCAAGAACTGTATTAGTACGAGGGGAGTCAAGGTAGAATCTCTTCCCACTTTCGATATAGAATTTCTCTTTTTGAATATTAGGGGTAAGTCAGTTGGTGAAGAAGTTGAGGTAAGTCTCATTGCACCTGATGATGGTGAAACCACAGTTACAGTCAAGATTGACCTTGAGGATATCAAGGTTGTTGAAACTGAAGGACACGATAAACAGATCAGGCTTGACGATAATCTTATGATGGAGATGAAGTATCCATCTCTTGATCAGTTCATTAAAAATAATTTTGATTTGAATGAAACAGGTATTGATAAGTCATTTGAATTGATTGCAACTTGTGTTGATAAAATCTATAATGAGGAAGAGGTTTGGTCCACTGAAGATGTAAGTAAAAAAGAAATTATCGAATTCCTTGAACAAATGAGTTCTGCTCAGTTTAAGAAGATTGAGAAGTTCTTTGATACAATGCCTAAACTTTCCCACTCAGTTGAAATCAAAAACCCAGTCACTAAAGTTAAGAGTACAGTAGTGCTGGAGGGTCTCTCAAGTTTTTTCGGATAGGCTTGGTACACATGGACTTGGAGAACTACTTCAAGTTAAATTTCGCCTTGATGCAGTACCATAAATATTCATTGACAGAGATTGAAAACATGATGCCTTGGGAAAGGGACATCTATGTGTCATTACTACAAAATCATCTAGAGGAAGAAGAACAAAAGATGAAGTCACGCAATGGCTAGAAAAATCCAAAGGAATTCATCAGATAAAAAGGCAGCTGCTGAGAAAATTCTCAGAGAACTTCAGGATGCCAAAAAATCTGATGATGTGCCCGCGGGTTTAGACGACCTTATTAAGAGTATTCAAAACGAAGCGAAGAGAGAAGAGAAAAGAAAGAAAGAAGTAACGGCAATAGTAAAGACTATTGGTAAGTCTAATAAACAGGAATCAAAACCATCAAAAGAAGACGATATAGATCCAAGGATCCTTGAGTTACTTGGTATTGAGGACTATGAGGCTGAGTTAGACTACGAAGATTACGTTGTCTTACTTAAGGAAGTAATGGCAAAGAGATCCTTGAGTGGATCTGAGGAGAAAGAGGGGGATACCGATTTACTGAGGAAAGAACTTAAAAGAGCAAGAAATTCAAGTGGTAAATTCAAACCTAAGAAAAAGACGGTAAAGGCTTCTAACTTTGTTGGAGATAGGGAAAGATCAAGTCAAACTGCTCAACAAACTTCAAATAAAATTACAACTCTAGGTAGAGACAGAGATCAGGTAAGGACTGAGATTAAAAAAGAAAGACAAGAAGAACTCATACCACTGGCAACATCATTGAATGGGATTGAGGAAAATCTCAAACAAATTCTTGAACTTGATAAGGAGAAAAATAAGAGAGAGAAGAAGGCGGCAAATAAACTAAGAAGAGAAAAGGCGACTGCAAGAAGAAGAGCACGTGAAGAAAGGATGGAAGGTGGTGGATCAAAGGCTGATCCAAAGTCAATAGAAAAGAAAACCAAACCATTCCAAAGTGCCTTTGATGCAATAATGAATTTCGTCAAGAATGTTGCACTTGGTGGCCTTGTCAACTTCTTATTCGAATTAGTACAAGATCCTGGAATGATCGTCAGACCATTCTACGATTTTGCCAATTTTATAGTCGATTTTATCAATGACAACATAATCGGTTTTATAAACGATGTTGTTTTAGCACCTGTTAATTTACTTGTGAGTGGATTAAATGGTGCAATGTCAATTCTTCAGAGTGCTGTCACTCAATTGAATCAATTACCGTTTGTTGATTTACCTCCGATACAATACACTCCAATTGATCCAATAGCCATACCTAATATTCCGACTATACAATATCCACAATGGGCACAGAAACAAGAAGGTGGTGGTGAAGTTGTGGATGCTAATAGCATTTCGATGGTTGATGGTGGAGCTATTGATAACAGTACTGGTCTGAAAGTAAAAGGTATGGGTAAGGACACCCAACTGATTGCTGCACAACCAGGCGAAATCATGATGAGTAAGAAGGCTGTTGATGCATATGGTGCTGCAAACCTGTTGAACGCGAATGCTTTAGCAGGTGGTAATAACACACCTAATTTTGGAAAGATTCTTGGCTATGCTGGTGGTGGTATGGTTGGAGGTGGAAGTCTTCTTGACTTTATAGGGTCAGGAGAGGGTGGATATAACTCGATGAATCAAGGAACTATAGGAGATAGGATTGTAGGAAGTACACACGATTCTATGGGTAAGATTGGTAAAAAACTTACCGATATGACGATTGGTGAGATTATGGAAAGACAAGCTTACTTGATGAATAAAAATAATCCTCAGGAAGGTGACTATGGTATCTTTGCTGCTGGTAAATATCAAATTGTACCTTACAATATGCCAGATGCATTACGATATTCTGGATTGAGTAAAAGTGATATGTTCTCACAACAGAATCAAGATCAACTTGGTATTGGTTTGATTATGAAAAAGAAAAAAAGAGTAGGTGCCTATCTGAGAGGTGAAAGTAATGATTTAAGAGGTGCCGTTCATGGGTTATCTGAAGAGTTTGCTTCAATACCCAATCCCGATACTGGAATGTCTAATTATGGTTCAGGAAACAGAGCATTACATACTGTTGCCGAAGTAGAACAGGCATTACAAAGTGCTAGAACTCAAATCATGGCTGGTAAACCAATTACATCAACTGGTCAATTAGCGAGTAGTAATGTAACTCCATCAAATATTCAACCTTATGAAAGTAACAATGGTGGAGGAACAACTGTTTTACCAGTGCCACAACAACAGCAAGTACCACAAAGCACAGCTTCTGCTGGTCAAAAAGAAGTACCAGGATTCTCTGCTGAGGATGCAAACAACTTTGATTTGATTGTTGTTAAATCAATCTATAACATAGTGGGGTAAGACATGGCTTTACCTATGTTACTGGGAGGAGTTGTCAAAGGTGTTGCTGGTGGTGCAGCGAAGAAGGCGATAAGTGGTGGTAGTCAAAAGACTAAGGGGGCAAAAAAGTTTGTCTCTGGTAAATCTGCAATTGTAAAACAACAGAAGGAAGGTATTGTAAAAAAGACGGATGTCATCCCCCAAAGACAGACGAAGTTTATAAGTCTTCCATCCTCAGTTTATAAAGTACCCGAAACAAAATCTGAGAAAGATGTATCTCCTGATACTCTTAAGAAACAACTTGATAATATTGATAAGACCACTCGGTCTTTAATATTAATTGGTAAGACTGAGAATGAAAATCTTGAGTCACTTGCACAAAGTGCGGAGGAAGAATCTGATAAGAGACTAAGAGAAAGGCTTGAGAATAAATTAGAACAAGGTAAAAAGAAAACATCTCGTGGTGCTTCATTTATCTCACCAAAAGGGGAATTTGATCCACTTGGGTTTTTAACCAATATTCTTTTAGGAGGAGCTGCATTAGGTCTTCTCGACTTGATAAATGGTATTATCCCCCAATTGAACAAGGCCAATACTGACGGTGATAAGAATTTAGGTTTATTAAAGAATTTTCTTGTCGGTGCTTCTCTGTTAGTCAAACCCGTAAAGAACACTTTAAAGGGATTTGCTAGAAGAATTGGTGGTGTAGGAAATGTACTTAAGACTTCATTTGGAAAGATTGTACAAGGGGTAAAATCTACATTTTCTGCTATTGGAAATGGAATCAGTAATTTAGTCAAAAAAGCTCTTGGTATTAGAACACCGGCACCAACAGGGGTGGGTGCAGTAGGTTCCACTGCGTCTGGACCTAATCAATTTAGAACACCAAGAGGAAGAACTCCTAGTACGTTTAACTTAGAACAAGCAAGAAGAAGTGCCCCTAGACCACAAGGGACAGTAAGACCTGGTTCAATTGCTGCAAGAACTAGACAATTTGGTGCAAGTTTGCAAACTGGTACTGCCTTTGGAGGCAGGGCTGCTGGTCTTCAAAGAGGATTATATAGAGCTCCACAAGCAGCATCGAGAATGGCTGGTCGTGTTGCTCAAGGAACAAGAGCTGCTTTTGCTGTAGGAAGGAAGGTTTTGTCGAGAGTACCAATCCTTGGTTCTTTATTGGTTGGTATCTTCACTTATATTGAAACTGGCAGAATAGACCAGGCATTATTCCGTGCAGGTGGTGCAGCAATTGGTGGTGCGTTAGGTTCATTTATTCCATTCCTTGGTACAATTATTGGTACTTTTGCTGGTGAGTACATTGGAGATCTCTTCTTTATCGGACTAAGAGGTGGTGGACTTGATGCTGTTGGTAAGAAGTTGAAGCAAGACTTCATGGCTGCATTGGAAGGTGGTAAGATCGCATTAGACTGGATAGGAGGTTTATTATCCAAGGCAAAAGATGCTGCAATTAATTTTGTTACTGGTGTATTCACAAGATTCTACGAGGCACTTCCTAAACTTGAGATACCTGGTTGGGTTCCAGGACTTGGAGGAACTGAGATTATAAATCCTGCAGCATTTGCTAATCCTCTCACCCTTCCTCAGGCATTGTTGAAGGCATTCACAAATCCCGAAAGTAAAGAAAAAGGACCAGTGGAGAAACCAGAAAAGGAAGATCAGGCTCCGACACCTGCAACACCTTCACGACCTATGACTGAACAGGAGTTCTATAATGCTGCTGTTGAGGATCATAGTTTACCAGAAACTTATGATGCGTATTTGGCACAGGAGCAAGGTACACAAGAGACACCTCAGGTTAATGCATTATCGGGAAGCACTGGTCTTACAAATATTGTTGATACTGGAAACTTTGAAGGAGTGGGAAGAGGCACTGGTCCAGTTGGATACACGAGTGGAAGAGGTATGAGACTCAATCCCGTATCTGGACAATACAAACATCATGCTGGTGTTGATATCGGTACCAGTGGTCAGAAGGGATGGTATGTCGCACTTGCATTGACAGGTAAGGTCACAGCAGTTGGAACTTATGGTGGATATGGAAAGACAGTCATCATTACATCTGGTGGTAAGGATTTCCTCTTCGCACATTTGGCGAGAATAACAGTATCTCAGGGACAACAATACAATGGAGAACTCATTGGTGAGATTGGAAATACTGGAGCAGGAACTGGAGAACACCTACACTTTGAAGTAAGTCCTGCTGGACAGGGTGGTTATGGTAAAGATGAAGACCCGATGCCATATGTTAAATATCTCCGTATCGGAAAACCAGATCAGTCAGAAGGTTCAGTGGAGACGACTCAACTCGTTGTTCCTCCACAGGCATCACCAAGTCGTGAAACATCACAGAGTATTCAGAGACATACATCGTATACACCAGGACCAGGACAGTCGAGTGTCGTTCCTGTTCCTGTACCAGGACAACCAACACCACAAGTAAGTGGAGGTGGTGGAGCACCAATGGGTGGTATTGGTCCTTCTACAAAAGAAGTAGTAAATAGTTATTATAAGTCACAACTTCTTGGCTTCTTATATAAACAAGGATAATGGCAGCAGAAAACGCACTTACACAATCATCTAATATTCAGAAGTTTAAGATATCTTCTAATCAACAAAGTAAGGCAGCAGATCTTACTGGTGGTGTTGTAGATTTTAAATATTATGAGAGTATATTGTCGAATAATGTCACTGCATCTGTAGTTATTGTAGATAGTGGTTTCAAAGCAGAAGGTGATAGAGTTCAAGAAAGTATAAGTGTATTAGATGATCTTCCTATAAGAGGTGGTGAGAGAACTGATATTACTATTGAAGACAACTATAAAAATCAACTTAAGTTTAAAGATGGTTTATATGTGAATAGAGTACGAGATGCAGATTCTGGGACACAGAAAGATGTTTTTATAATTGACTTTGCATCTAAAGAATATTTTGCTAATGAACAATCGAGAGTGATTGCAAGATATGAAGGAAAAATTTCTGAACATGTTAATAGCATAGTCACTAACATGGGAGGTACTATTGAGAATATTGATAATACGTCTCTCAATTATAATTTCATTGGTAATGATAGAAAACCATTTTACACTTGTACTTGGTTAGCATCAAAGGCTGTACCTGATCAAGATGTTGGTACAAGAGCAGGATATGTTTTTTATCAAACAAGGGATGGATTCAATTTTAGATCCATTGATAAAATATTTGATGGGACACCTACAAAAAAGTTTATTCTGAATAACACAGGAGAATTACCTCAGGGATACACAGCTAATGTTCTTGACTATAGTATTGACTCTGATATTGACCTGAAACAAAATCTCACATTAGGAACATATAATAGTAGAGCAATATACTTCAATCCATTTGCGATGGATTATTACGTTAAAGAATTTAAATATCAACCAGACAATATCGGAAAGGCTGGTAAGTATTTTGGTGGTGACATGGTTGCGGAAGAATTTACACAATCACCAACTAGACTTATGAGTCACGTATTTGATGTTGGTGCAATGCCCAATGGATCAGGAAATGATCAGTTAGCTCAGTGGAAAGAAAATTCTACATCACCTAATTATGATGCTGAAAATACCATGGCTCAATCGGTCATGAGATATAATCAGATGTTCTCTATTAAAACAAATATCACGCTACCTTTAGATCTTAGTATCAAAGCAGGTGATGTCGTACAATGCGATTTCCCTCAGGTGAGTGGTGATAATAATCCAGAAAAAAACCAACAGACAGGTGGAATATATATGGTAGCCAGTGTGTGTCATAGAGTCACTCCTAATGAGAGTTTTAGTAGATTGGCTCTAGTCAGAGACTCATTCGGAAGTAAAACAGGTTTCAAATGATTGAACAAGGACTTTTCAAAAGATATTTTGTAGGAAGAGATGGGTTTGTCTGGTGGGTTGGCCAGGTTGCCCCAGAGTCTTCATGGAAAGATAATAAACCCTCAGGACCAGTAGGAAATAACGGAGAGATACAAGGATTTGGTGAAAGATATCGTGTCCGTATTATGGGTTACCATACTGCAGATATTGATGCTCTTCCAGATGATGAACTACCATGGGCATATATCATGTATCCTGTCACTGCAGGTACAGGAAGTAGATCAAGTTCCCAGTCAGCAAACATCACTCAGGGTGATTTTGTCTTTGGTTTCTTCATGGATGGTGAAGATGCTCAGATGCCAGTCATCATGGGTCTAATTGGAAATAATGAATATGCTGCTGTTCAAAAAAATATCACAAAGGCAAGATTTATTCCTTTTAGTGGTTTCACTGAAAACGATCAACTTTCAAGATATTCTGTTAAAGTAGATAGAGGTGACACTGTTGTACCACAGTCTGGTGCTCAAACAACGGAAGGTACAACTGTAGCACAAGGTGATCAAGCAGAGTCACCTAATAATTCAGTCACTGATGAATCTGCAACACAATCTACAACCACAATTGATTCTGCGTCTGAGGCAGCTGCTCAAGAACAAACACAACCTCTTGCTCAACCTTCAGATTGTGAACCTATTCCGATTGGAAAAATTCAGCAGGATATCAAAAATACGATCGTTGATATTCAGAAAGCACAAAAGGCAATGCTTGATTATCAAATTGCCGTAACTATTAATGGAAAAGAATATACAGCAGCAGATGGACAGGAATATATTCAAAAGAAAATAGACTTCATGACTGAGAAAACCGCTGAAGGTATTAAGTGGGTTTTCAAAGAGACAGAGAAGTTTGTGACTCGAAAAGTAAACAATCTTATGAAAGATACTTACTTTCTTGTTTTTCCTAATGAGAGACCACAACTGAAGAATGCTGTCAATGATGTTAATGACCTCATAGCATGTCTGTTTAGAAAATTTGTCAAGGGACTGATTGGTCAGGTTGGTGGGATGCTTAAGGATGCCGCAAATAAAATCATCAATGCAGCTCAATGTGTTGTCGAAAATTTGGTTGCTAATACCATTGGTGCACTTCTTGGTGAAATTTCTGCAGGAATCAATGGAATTTTGGGTGGTATCAGTTCACTGACAGGTCAAATTACTTCACTAGCAGGTGACGTTTTAGGACTTATTACTGACGTTCTTTCATTCCTGAGTTGTGACGAAAAACCAGTTTGTCCTGGTGTTAACAATTGGAACATTCTAAGTGGTCCTGCACCAATTGCGAAAGGTGACATTTCTAATTTGGCAAGTAAGGCTAAGAATATCGCAAGCACTGCAACGGGTATTGTAGGTAGTGCAACGGGTATTGTAGATGGTGTTGGAAATCTTGCATCACTCGATATTACAAACGCTCTTAATCTTGACGGTTGTGGTATTGGTCCTGTCTTATGTGGTCCACCATTAGCACAGTTCTGGAGTGGACCTAAAAGTGCTGGAGCTGCTGCCAATCTTATCATTTCAACTGCAGGCGAAGTTATTGGTGTTGACTTAATAAGTTTTGGTGCTGGATATACACCTGGACAAACTTGGGGTAATGTTGATGACCAATGTGGAAATGGTCATGGAGCTGTTATAGAACCAGTCGTTGGTAATTATTTCACCGATGCTACTGATGATGATGGCAATCCGATATTCGATTCACAAGGTAATCCTGTACAAGTTGAAGTTGAGAATGGTATTATTGATGTAGATATTATCGAACCAGGTAGTGGATATCTTCCAGCACCAAATGGAAGTCAGGGTGGTAACAACTATACTTGGGCAGATCCTGAGGATACTATAATTCAACACCCAGATGGAAGTTATGAAACTCCAACTCCACCAGGTAATGTTGTCATTGTCAATCCTGGGGATGAAGTTCAGACACCACCAGGAACTGTCATAGTTACAGAACCTCAACCAGGTGGTGAAGAAGGTGGTCAAGGTGGTGGTGAAGAAATTATAGGTGGTGTTCCTATCACTATTACTTCTCCAGGGGTGTTTACAACACCAGAACCTGACTTAAAGAGTATGGCAGCACAATATCCTGTTGTCTCAAGTGGTTCTTACCCAGTTATTCTGTATCTTTGTGAGATTTTGATTCTTGACTCTGGATTTAATTATTCGGAAGGGGATCAAATTATTATCGAACCTGACATCGGTGCAAAGGCTGAACCCAAGTTTGATGCTCAGGGGAGACTTATATCTGTCAAGGTTACTGAAGGTGCGGAGGGATTTACTGAATTCCCAACTGTTTACATCAGATCAAATTCAGGTTATAATGCTGAACTACGTCCTAAACTTTGTATAGATAGAGTTGGTTCAGATGAACTTAAAGAACCTATGGTACAAGATAAGGTTGTCAGTGTAATTGACTGTGTAGGTAAATTTTAATGGGAACTCAAAAAAACTGGCATACAATTAGATATGGCACTGCTGAGGGTGAGCTTAAATTCGGTCACATTACTCAAGACAATCAAACGTCTGCAGTGATGTTGAGAAATGGTCATGCATTAAATCACTACATTACTTTAGACCAAACTGGTAAGAAACATAGAAAACATGGTACAATTTGTCGCTCTCCTGGTTCATTTCAGGTAAGAGGTGGTGACAATGTAAATAAAGGTGAACCTGGTGTCTATATAGAAGCAGCCAGTGGAGACCTTATTCTCAAAGCTCCGAGTGGTAGAGTGAGAATTGAGGGTCAGAATGTTGACATTATTACAAGTGGTGCTGATGGTGAAAATGGTGTTATCAATATAAACGCCAACGAAAAAATCACTATTAATACAAAAATTGTTGATATAAAGGGAACATCTAGTGTGAAAATATTTTCAGAAAATACTGTCAACATAATTGCTAAAGGAATTTTAGATGTCTATGGTGGCTTAATTGACTTTGCCGATGGTGCATGTGCTGTCATCGGATCTAAAGGTGGTCCATATCCAAACGAAACTCGCAACACAGCTTCATGAAGGTACCCGATTTATTTGTAGGTAAAAGACTTTTTGTAGGACAGGGAAAAGCCCCTGCCTTAGGAATTGGTCCAACTGAATGTAGAGGTTCTTCATTTATTGAAGGACCTATTCAGACAGGTAGTAAACCATTTCCAAATGTTTGGGCAACCTTAATGGTTAGTCCGACAACTAACTCTGATTTGGTGGCACCCCCAATCGTACCTGGGACTCTTTGTTCGGGTTTGAACAATCCATATTCTCTTGCTATTGTTGGTCCTTCAGCAATGATGGGAAATGTTGATTGTAGAGATAATGTTAATGTAGGATCGAATGTATGGGCTCAGGGAGAAGTAGTTTCTCGTTGTGGTCTTCATATTTTGTCAAGAAAGAAAAATTTCGACATTCCACACCCATCAAAGAAAGGGTGGAGATTAAGACATACATGTCCAGAAGCTCCTACCAATGATGTTTACATCAGAGGTACAGTCAAAAATGAAGACACCATTGAGTTACCATCTTATTGGAAAGATTTCGTTGACCAAGATTCAATTACAGTCAGTTTGACACCAATTGGAAGTCATCAAAATGTAATTGTAAAACGGATTGATGAGGATAAAATCTATCTTCAATCCCAGGGATTACCAATCCATTGTTTCTATCATGTATATGCAGAAAGAAAGGATGGAGAAAAATTAATTCCAGAATATAAGGGTAAAACTCCTGGAGATTATCCAGGTAACAACGACGAATATTCAATTTCAGGATACCATTACGACATTAAAAAATGACATTCTCACCATTTGAAACAAAAAATATCGGAAATAGAGATTGTTCCGATAAACAAGTTACAGGATCAGATTCTGATATTTACTCCTACATTGCAAAACTAGACAATGATGATGATGTAGATGATGATATTGAACCAAAACCATGTCCAAAACGTAAACATACCACTGCACAGATTGATAGCTTACAGGTAAATACTGAAATCAATGGTAACGGTAATATCAATATTAATGGAACTGTTTCCGCATCAGGTGCTAATGCTGCAGTCAAGAACTTTAATATTCCTCATCAAAGCAAGGAAGGAAAGAGGCTATGGCATGGATGTTTGGAAGGTCCCGAAAATGGGGTATACATTCGTGGTAAATTAGTTGGAACAACTATCACAGTCCCTGATTATTGGAAATGGTTAGTTGATGAGAACAGTATTACAGTTCATCTCACACCCATTGGTTCTAATCAAGACTTGTATGTTGATTCCATCGAATGGGGAAAAAGAATTCAAGTTAGAAATGCTTCGGGTGGTCCTATCGAGTGTTTTTATCTCATTCATGGGGAGAGAAAGGATGTGCCACCTTTGGAAGTGGAACAGGATGCTTGACAAGATCCCCGTCATGGGGTAAGATATATGGGTAATCATCAGATCCCCTATGACCCGTAAGATTTTCAAAGAACAAGATGATGAGTTTTTGACCAGAGTGGTGGTTGATGAGGCTCTATCTAAGTTCTATCTCTACTCAAGTCATGGGGATAAGAGAACCGTGGATTGTGATAATATTGATGAGTTCACTACAGTTCTTGAGTTGATTCACCGCGTTGTTGATGAAAACATCGTTGCATATGCTGAACCTCCTTCTGAACTATGATCCACTACACACATAATCTGTATAAAGAAATCATCGAGTGTTACGACTATGAGACCAGAAACCCGTCAATCTATGGAAATGTTGTTCGCGGCGAAATGGAATTTACCGACAGCAGCCAGGAATTGCAATCTGACGGACAAAGAGATGAAGATCACGTTCAATGAATATTGTCGTTTAAATCCACCCACTTATGAATCTGATTGAACGAATTGAAGAACTGGCTAAGATAGGAGAAACATCAGAAGGTATCTGTAGAGCAGCAGGTAGTATTGATGATGTTCGTGGAAAGTCTTTGGTAATCAACTGGATGTTGGAAGACGGT